TACCATTTCACGCTTCAACTCGTATTCGTTTGAAGAATATGGGGCAAATTAAAGATACTAAGAAAAATACTATTGGTATTAAGATTAGGGCTCAAGTCATTAAGAATCGATTAGGTCCACCTTTGAGAAGTGCTGAGTTTCCACTATACTTTGACAAGGGTATTGATGATTTTGGTAGTTGGTTAAACATAATGAAAGACCATAAATTAGTTACACAGGCTGGTGCTTGGTATACATTTAAAGATCAAGATGGAAAAGAACATAAGTTTCAATCCAAAGACTTTGGCGCTTTACTTTCAGACGTAGACACTCAGAATTATATTTATGATTCTATCTGTAAAAAGGTAATCCTAAAATATGATTCTAATCAGTTAGGCATAGATGATGTCACTACGGATGATGAGTTTGCAGATGGGTAATGGATATAATAGGAATTTATTAAATAAACGATTTTATGACTACGAAGATGATATTAAGACTAATCCTACGGCACGGAAATTAGATGACCATGTTTTAGTCGTAGATGGCTTTAATACATTTATAAGAGCATTTAGTGTCAATCCATCTTTGAATGAAGATGGTAGTCATGTCGGTGGATTGGTTGGGTTTTTAAAGTCAATACGATATACGATTAATAAATTCAAACCAACCAGATGCGTGATTGTCTTTGATGGTAAGAATTCGTCTAAGTCAAGACAAAAAGTATTTCCAGAATATAAAGCTGGTCGTAAAGTGCGAAGTAGATTGAATCGAAATGTTGATTGGTCGGGTGGACCACACGATGAAGTCGTATCAATGAAACTTCAAATTAGTAGGTTAGTTGAATACTTGGAGTGTTTGCCCATTACTATATTATCTCTCGATAATCTCGAAGCTGACGATGTTATAAGTTATATCTGTACATCAACATTAAAAGGTTCAAAGTGCACTATAATGTCATCAGATAAAGATTTTTATCAGTTAGTCAATGATAAAATTCAATTATATTCACCTACTAAGAAAATAACTTATGATAGAGACTTAATAAGAAAAGAATTTGGAGTTTATCCTCAAAATGTCTTAACTTGTAGGATAGTAGATGGGGATAAATCAGATGGTATACCCGGCGTAAGGGGAATTGGAGTAAAGACATTAGTAAAAGAGTTTCCAATTCTAACCGAGGATGAACATTTTGATGCTAAGGAGTTGTTGGTTTCGGCAAATAAAAAAACAACAAGAATTTCAGAAATGTTAGTAAAAAATGAATATATTATAAAAAGGAATTACATTTTAATGCAACTACATGATCCAGATATTAAAAATCAAACAAAATTAAAGATTGTGGATGCCGTTAATTCGTTAGTGCCCAAATTAGTTAAATATCAATTACAGACATTGTTCGTAAAGGATAAATTATGGGGACAAATTCCAAATTTTGATAATTGGCTGACAGAGTTTAATATACTAGACCATTATTGGAAAAATAAAAAATGAATAAGACCAAAAAAATATCAGAATACGGTTATTTGTTCCAAGTTAAGTTTATTGTCTGTTTGATTACGGATAAATTGTTCTTAGAACAAATTGTAGATATTTTAGATGGTAAATACATCGGTAATGATGCTTTTCGTTGGATTATAAATGAAATAAGAGAATATTATAATGAATATAAAGATACCATTACGATGGAAGTCTTTAAGATTAAAATTCAAGAGATAGATTCAGATTTACTTGCAGTTAATGTAAAAGATGTATTAAGAGAAGTATTTAAAAATATGGAAGCATCAGATCTTAACTATGTAAAAGACAAGGCATTAGATTTCCATAAATCACAAGTATTGAAAGATGCTATAGTAAAGTCTGCGGAAATATTGGAACGAGATGGGGATAGTGATGAGATAAAAAGTTTAATTGATATTGCTATGCAAGCTGGCGTTGAGAGAAATTTATGACACGATTATTTAGAGGACATAAATAAACGATATGAAGAATCGGCAAGAATAACATCACCTACACCTTGGGATCTAATAAATGAATTAATGCAAGGTGGATTGGGTGCTGGTGAATTGGGTGTTATTGTAGCACCTGCTGGAATTGGTAAAACATGGGTATTGTGTTCTATGGGCGCTTATGCAATCAGTCAAAAGTTAAATATCATACATTATACATTGGAGTTGAATGAGGCATATGTTGGATTACGATATGATAGTATTTTTAGTGGTGTTGAAGGTCAGAATTTAAAGTATCATAAAGACGAAGTAATAGAAAGATTAGATAAACTAGAGGGTAACTTAACGATTAAGTATTATCCAACTAAATCTTGTACGGTAAATACATTATCTGCTCATTTGAAGAAAGTAACTACGTTTGGTACAAAAGTAGATATGGTATTGGTTGATTATGCCGACATTATGAAAGATACAAATAAACATACAGAGATGAGACACGCCTTGGGAAATATATATGAAGATTTAAGGGGATTGGCAGGTGAGTTACAAGTTCCAATATGGACAGCAAGTCAAACAAATCGTAGTGCTCTTGATGAAGATGTGATTGAGGCATCAAGGATTGCTGAAAGTTATGCCAAAGTGATGGTTGCAGATTTTGTTATGTCATTGAGTCGTAAGATAGAGGATAAGATAGGTAATACAGGTCGTTTTCATGTTATTAAGAATAGATTTGGTCCTGATGGATTAACTTATCCGGCACGTATTAATACTAATGTTGGTAAAATTGAGTTATTCGAAGCGACATCGATACAAGGTAAAGATGTTCAATACAAAATTAATAATCGAGATAATCAAGCTAAACAGATATTGTCACAAAGATATGATGATTTGATGAAGGGTGAAGAAATTGATAACTAATCCTCAAATACTTACAAAATTTTTAGATTATGATAAAGATGATTTAGAATTTGAAAGAGTTACAACTAATCTTCGCGATTGTGATGTGGAATATGGAGTAGAAGTTATATTTAATTATTATCGTAGACATGGGTTTCCACATTATACAATTCGTGAGGATGAAAAACATCAACATATGAGAAAAATACAAAGGTTTGATGTCGATACGATATTCAAAGACAATCAAATTATTCAAACGATGCACGGATTGAGATTGGCTTGGACTTATTTTCCTTACTTTTGGGAAATACAATGTGGTAATGCTAAATTAACACCAATGGAAACCTTTTTAGATGATGATAAGTTTAAATCACTTATACGAAAATGTTGGAATTGGTGTTCAAAGCATCAAGAAGGTCATAAGAGTATTTTTCATGAAAATAGACTTAGACAATCGCTGAAAATTTATACTGGAACACAAGCCGTAAGTAATTTCAGACCAACTGCTGCTAAACTGATTTACGAGAAGTTCGGTGGTGATGTCATTTGGGATATGAGTTGTGGTTGGGGTGGAAGGTTGATTGGGTTTCTGGCAAGCTCAAGAAAGAAGTATATCGGGACAGAACCATCAAGTAAAGCCTTTGAAGGATTAAAAAAGATAAAAAAAGATTTTTTTTACTTGGAAAAGTCAGTAGAATTACATAAATTAGGTAGTGAAGTTTTTCAACCGGATAAAGAGTCTTTGGATCTATGTTTTACTTCACCACCATATTTTGATACAGAGAAATATTCAGATGAGGATACACAGAGTTATATTAAGTATCCAACTGAAGATAAATGGGTAAATGGATTTTTACAAAAGACAATTGAGAATTGCTACAGCGGATTAAAACCAAATAAATATATGTTAATCAATATAGCAAATACACCAAAGTATAAATTTATCGAAGAAGAAACAATTAGGATTTCCAAAGAATTGGGATTTAAACAAGAACAGACAATTGAATTGACTTTATCAAGTATAATGGGGGCTGGATATAAATATGAGCCAATATTTGCCTTCAAAAAATAAATTAATTAAAGGAGACAGTACTGATAAGCTGAAAAAACTTAAAGACAATTCAGTAGATTTGTTATGTACAGATCCACCATATGGATATGGGTTTATGGGCAAGAATTGGGATAATACACTTCCACCAAGAGAGATATTTGAGGAATCATTACGAGTATTAAAACCAGGTTCATTCGCATTCGTAATGAGTGCACCAAGAAGTGATGTACAATATAGAATGGCACAGATGTTAGACGAAGTTGGATTTGAGATTGGATACACACCAATCTATTGGACATACGCTACGGGTTTTCCGAAGGCTATGAATATTGGTAAGGCGGTTGATAAACGACTTAATAAAAAACGAGAGGTTATTGGAGTAAAGAAACGAGGTGATGTAGAAGAAGCCAAGAAAAAGGGAACTACATTT